AGCTACCAAAAGAAGAAATATGGAAAATAATTACTAAGAGTAGTGCTTGTAAAATATTGCCCGAATTATTGCGTGATGTAGTAAATCGCATTTCTATTTGCATTATCAATAATATACCCAGGAGTGGGGACTATTTATTGACAGAAAATATGATCCAGGGATGTGTTGAATGGTGCATTCCTCATATTGAAGAAGAAATGCAAAAAGCAATAAAAGCTAAAGAAGACATGAAAAAAGCAATAAAAATGAGGGAGAAAAACAAGGAGAAAAACAATGGTAAGTGACTTGCAACTAAGAGTGCAATTTAGAAAAAAAATAAAAGAATATATAGATCATGGTAAAACATGTATGGAGGATTTAAGTGCTCAAGAAATAGAACTAATAATTTCTCTTTATTTACGAAAAGAAATCAATCAAAAAACATGGGGTATGATTTTTACAGCTATAGATGAAGAGCTAAAAAATACGGATTTAGAAAAAAAATTAACAGGTGCTTTGGAGACCATTATACACAATAAATATCAAAATAATAATTTCTAAAAACAAGGACAAAAATAATGGAAAATAAATCACTAGCAAAAATACAATTTAGAGAAAAAATACGCGAATGTGTTGATAATGGTATTTGTCAATTAGATGACTTGGTTCTTGATGATCTTGGAAAACTAATAGCTTTACGGACTGCCGCGGCAGAAGACGGGGAAATTTTCGATATGATTAATGAATCTAAAGCATCCCAAAAACTCCCCGCTCTAATAAGAGGTATGCTCTTAGCTTGTGAGATTAAAAATAAAGATATCTCTGATTATAACAAACAACTGCGAGCATTCAAGGTGATAGAAAATATAACAAAGGCAGCTATCGAGTGTGCTCTTCCGTCTATCGAAAAAGCTATTGAAGATGCGTTGATTGATAAACGACGTGATGATATTGAAGAAGGAGTAAATATTAATGGGAGGCAAAATGTTAGTTTTAACTAGAAACATTCAAGAAACATTTATAATTGGCGATGATATCCAGATAACCATTCTTGGAGTTAGTGGAAAGCAAGTGCGGTTAGGAATTCAAGCGCCCAAAAATATTTCGATTCATCGTGAAGAAATTTACAATAAAATACAAGAAGAAAAGAAATTAAAAGCGCGAGATCCAAATATTGTTAATTTTAATTAAGTCCCTGTCGTCTAGAGGCCTAGGACACTGCCCTTTCACGGCAGTAACGGAGGGTTCGAATCCCCCTGGGGACATTCAATATCTTGGGCGTACGCCCGCTGATTTAAGGAGATAATTCTAAGTAAGCTTCTCATCAAGCGACACGCCCAAGATATTAAATGGGAGGAACCATTTTATATAAAACTCTTCCCATTTCAGCAACAGCACCTATTAACAATATAATTCCTGTAGCTAATTTCATTTTATTGCGCATTAAAAAATCCCCCCATGAAGCTTGGGGTTTTTTAGATTTGATTGATTCTATTTCATCCTGAATATATTCATTGGTTTTTTCAATAGATTGCACAATTAAATCTATTTTTTCAAATATATTTTTCTGACGCTCTAATAATATTTTAACATCTGTATTAGTGTGATGTATATTTGTTTGTAGTAAATCGCTTTTTCTTATAAGAGAGTCCATTAGTTTATGAGCATATATATCATTCATTTATCACGTCCTATTATTTCTGTTTTGCGAGCTGAACCGGCGCTTGATCCAAAATAATATGACATAGACATAATCCATACCGTTCCTAGACTTCCCACCATGGTATCTAAAAGAACTTGAACCCCATCTTGCACAGGATAAATAGAAAAGCCTGCTAACGCCCCAAAGAACCCAATTGTAAGGACTATTGATAATAAACCAGGGATAGAGTCCTTAACCAAGATTTGACGCTTCCTAGCGCTGTCTCTATCCATTGCAGCTATTTTTTTCTCAGTTATTCCTAGCTGAGCCATGCTCTTTTTAAAATCCATATCAGCTTTTCTAAGAGCTAATAATTGTTCCGGGCTGGCGTTGCTTAATGCAATTTCAATTTCTTGTGCGTTAGCATCTTCTTTGCCTAATAATAATTGCGATAAGAGCTTTCCTGCGCCTCCCCCTAATGGCCCACCAATCAGTGTTCCTATAAATGGTGCGACTGTACCTAATACTTGTTTAACTTTATTCCACATAACGTTGCCATTCATCTCCTGTTAATTTTTTAATAATAGTTTCTACAGTGCGGCCTTGCGCCATATCCAATTTAGATATTTGATTAGCACACCAACGAGCTGACATGCCTGGTCTTTTCTCTTTCAGCCTAGCACATTCATCCTGCCAGGTTTTATGCATAGCTTGGGTTTGTTCTTTATTTGTCATGCAAATCATTAAATTTTACTAATCGTTCAAATGCATAAATAAAATCCTTTTCATATCCTCGGCCTAGCTTTGTATTATAATATTTTTTCCAATAAGACGCCATGCCTTCAACATCTTCTTCATCTGGTAATTGCTCTGGTTTTGATAAATATAATAACCGAGCAATAGCACACGCATAATACAAATTGCCATAAAGCTCGAGGTTTTTTGATTGAGATTCAATTGAGAGTTCTGTTATAAAAAACGTTTGGTTTTTTAATTTTAACCCATCAAGAATTGGAACTAAATCGGGCTTAAATTCTGGGAGATAACGATATTCTATATCGTAAGCTGTCTTTGATTCTATTTGCCAAGGGGAAAGGGCAGGGCCATTTATTTGTTTAAAATACATCCCCATTCCAGATTCAACGGCTGCTGTTCCTAATAATAAATTAGCACCATTAGGAATATTTAATGCAGATAGGACAGGCTTTATGACATAAAGATAGAGATATTTGGAGTTCATTAGATGCCTGTGTAAGGCGTGATAGGCCATCCTGCGTTGATATCAATTGCATCTAATGCGGTTTGATCTATTGCAGCTTTTATAGAGATACGCAAGGATTGAAAATGAGCATATGTTTCTTGATAAAATCGTCCAACTAAATCATTAATGGAAGTTAAATCAGCCTTGGTTACATTAACTGTTTCTTCGTCTTGATTTATCCAGTCTATAGGGAAAAAGGTTGCATTTCCTCGTTCATCTACTGATAAAGCGCCATCAATTAGGGTTCTGGATAGTTGATCAGCATTGAATACATGCGGGACGCTAGCGACGGTATATTGCACACCACCTGTTTCGATTCGCTCATCACGCTTGCCTTTTAATGAATCTAGTTTTTCTTTTTTTTGATTTCCATGTGACCACGTCACGTAATCAGCATGCGCTACATCAAGAAATTCTGAAAAATCAGCGGACTCTAAAAATGATTCTGCAATTACATTTCCCGTTACTGGAACGTCTCTGATTATCCAAGGCATAATTTTTCCTATTAAAAAATATCTCTATTATCTCTCCAGCCAAGCTGCTCAACTTCAAAAGAAAATGCATCAGCTGAAGTATTAAATTTAATAGTAGGGACGTTCGCTAATAAACCAATCGGCAATTCGAATGGACCAGGGGCAGTCCTTCTGGCATCAACAGCCAGGTTAGCCACGAGCGAAGTATTATTATCGAATCCAAATCCATTTACAAAACCAGTTCTAGTTCCGCCGCCTGCTCCTGTAAAGCTAAATCTTCCATTAAATATTCCTATTAAATCTGGTGAGCGGGGAATTCCAAGTGGAGTTATATTAATTTCAAACGGAGGTAAAGAGCTAGTTCCGGTAGCAAGAATTATACGCTCTATGAAAAAACATGTCATTCCATATTGTTTGAATGGTATGATATCTGTGCTTGCTGGCCCTGTATGGATTGTCCATAGGCGTCTAAAATGAGTAAAAGTAGGAGCTGTTAATAATAAATTAACTGCCAAAAAATCTGTATCAAATCCCACATCTACAAGGCCAGTATTAGCATTATAAATTAAAAATACATTATAGGTTGTATTGATTGCCAAGGGAACTCCGGCTGCTCTTCCGCCATTGCCAGTTCCAGGAGCAAATACATTAGTTAACTGTTTAGTAAAAGTAGATTCTAATAGAATATCGAGGGTATCTGTATTATCTCGCGCTGCCATTCTTTCAGCTATTGTAATATCAATAAGTGTGGCCGATATTCGCATCTGACCCATCTGGCTTCCAAATGGAGCATAACGAGCATTCAATATAAATCCATCGGCAGCCGTATCAAAACTAGCAATATGTATGATATTTGCTCGAAGCTGTCTTGGAGGAAGGGCATTCCCATTTTGGGTTAAAATAGGTTTATCACCTAACCCATTAACATTGACTGTGCTTGCGCCTGTATTTTCATTAGCACTAGCGAAACGTATTTCCATTCCATTGCTATATGCAACAGGAGTTTCTAATGATCCTTGCGGGGATAAAATATAAGCATTAGCAGCACCACTATCTGTATAGAAACTGCTAGCTGCCGCATAAGTAGCAGCACCCTTTGATGTCTGAACTTGGTCAAGACCTGACAAAGTTTGTCCTGTAGTTTCAATAAGACTTTTTACGTCGCCATAAAAACTATTGAATTCGTTTGAAAAATATTGATCGCCTGGATTTTTTGTGGGGATTAATAACATAGTGTGCCTATAATAGTCTGGTTAATAATATGTGTCAATTTACTTAGGGTGCAGCAAATTCAAATCTAAGTTCAACATCTACTGGTTTTAATTTTTCAAATAAACATTGAACAATATTAATCTCAGAAACCCCAAAAGTTATGGGAAATGTATAAGGAAATACTGCAACCGGCGGAGGTGGGGGGACATTCAGGAATCTTATAATAACAACAAAGTTTTCTTCAAATGAATCACCACTCACCAAAATAAATGGAAATGTAAAAGGAAAGCCTGTCCCCGGATTAAAATTTACTATTTCTATATCAAATCCATAAATGGCAGCCAAAGCAATAAAATCTGGCTTTGTTTGTATATTCATTAAAGCAAATTTAACAACCACATTTAATCTGCGTTCTGCTAGTGTGCCTGTCACAGAAAAACAATCATCAGGAATTCCTAAGCTTTTTTCCCATTCCTCAATAAATACTGTTGTATTTTTTGGATTTTGTTGTTGCTGCGCTTCTATCATTGCGCATTCCATACGCACAAATTCTTTAGCATATCCCAAAAGTAATTTATAAAAGTTTTTCTCTGGAATATCTTTTGCACAAAGCGGACGAATAGATGGAAAGAATTTTGATAATGAATCTCGTTGCTCAGTTATTGTGTGTTTAGTAATACTCATAATTTAAAGAAAGGTTACAGTGTTATGTTTACTAATACTCATAGCTTAAAGAAAGGTTACAGTGCCTAAAATTGGAATCTCATCATCATTTACTACTATATTTCCTATGGGAGCGCTTAAAACAAATTGTATCAAAACCTCTCCGGTTACAATATCAATAGTTCCTGAAATAGCGCATCTATACTCATCGGACGTTAAATCTTGGCCTACACTTGTTCTTTCAGAAAAGAATAATTTAAGATTTTCAATAATTGATGTTTGCATCGTAGTGGTATTAGGATTGATAAAGCTAAATGAAAAATCAACAGAAAGTGGGGTAGGGGCTTCAACATTGGTATTAAAAGGGATTGAATTAATACTAGCAATTTTTAATATTGCATCTTCTACTTTTTGCACTTCATTTGCATCAGGGATTGGGTCTGGATCGTTATCACGCATGAAAAATATACGTACAAACCCAAATGATGGAGTAGTTTGTTGTACAAATACACGAGTGACACCTGGCACACTTTTTGCAGCTTTTGTGACAGCTTGGACATTATATTGCGCAATTGGAAATCTATAAGCCTCTAAATATCGGGCGCGTAAATCTTCATCAGATTCTATATCTGTTCCACCTGTTATTCCTGGAAATAATGCGAACGCTATATTATCAAGACCAGCTACGGGAGAAGTTATTGTTAATTGTGTATTGGCAGCTAGATTTTGATCAGCGCCAAACCCCAAAGAACCTGTAGGAACTGACGCCATATCAGCCGATCCAGTTATTGTACCAGTCGCAATTAGCGGTGTCCCTATTGGAACATCATAACTAAATATTGTATCTTCTAGTCGAATTATGGGAAATGACCCATTATATTGAAATTCATTCGCACCGGAAATAGTAATAATCTGGCCAGATGCAAAGCCATGTGGGCCTGTGGTTACCGCGGTCGCTGTAATTCCAATAGCTGTTAGGCTGGATATATCAACCGTGGTTAATGTAATTGTAGATTGAATTTGGGTAACATATATCCTTCCATCGGGGGGAGCAAATCTAGTGCCGATAGGAACTACTGTGTCTATTGCGCCTGTTACAAGTAATTGACCATTAGAAATAGATGCTGCATTTCTAAAAATATCTTTTAATTCTGCCCATCCTTCTGCAAATTCACCTGTAGCACTGATAGGAAATAAATCACGTAACGTTGCTTCAAGCTGAAAATAGAACTCAAAATTACGACCACCTAACGAAACTATAGTTGCATCTAATAAAGAATCTCGCAAAAATGGGTTAGTATTATTTAATACCGCCTGCACATCACTTCTCATTCGATCAATGACTTCTCGGCGATTTTCTGGAACTCTAAGTGGCATTCTCTAATTCCTTGATAGTTTGATTGAGTAAATCAAAATGAACCGTTTCTATATTATTGCCTTGATTAATCAGCGTTACTTTAATATTGATTGTATCATTTATAAGTTCGGCTTCGACCTCTAATTTCCTGAATATTTTATCAGTAATTAACCATTGAAGCGCTTGTCTAGTAAAATCTTCTGCCTTTGATACTGTTAGTGGGGTGGCTCTATCATCATAAATAAGCCATAATTTCGATCCAATCTCAAAGTCTTCGGGGTCGGTTTCATTATTTCCCCACCAGCCACGCCTCAAAAAAGGAATGGCAACCTCAGACGCATCAGCTCTGCGCTCTCCAAAAAATGATAACAAAAGAGAGGTTTCAATTCCTCCCGTTGATTCCAAATCTCCATCGTCATTTATATGGATATCATAAATTCCATCATCATCTAGTCTCAATTTAATATCTATTTTTTCGTTTAAATGTGTCATAAGTTATGTGTCATAAATTGTGTTACATGTCCCATAATATGTCTCAAAATGTCCCTAAATGTCTCAAACTATGATGCGGTATGATTTACACTACCAGTTGTAATAACACCACCTACAACACTATCTCCAATACGCGCTATAGGTACTCCGGCAACTCCCAAGTTAACTTTACCGTTTATATCAGCATTCCCCGTAACCGTCGTTTTGGTGGCATTAACAGTTGCATTGGTAGCATTAATAATTACATCGCCATCAATTGTTATATTAGCATTTCCTTTGACGGTTATATTTAGATTGTTATTAGCAATAATTATTACGTTGCTATCAGAATCAAAAAATATTTCGGATTTGGTTTCAAAATTACCTAGGCCAACCTCACCAGGTTTAAGATTTTTTCTTATTCTTTTATGAGAACGAGAAGGGAAGGTAGCCCTATCTTCTTCTTGCGAACCAATCGAGAACGTCACGCATAACGAATTAATAGGCACATTCCCATACATGCCATATGGCCAAATAACTTCGGTATCTGCAACTTGCCCCATGTAGCTAATCTGAGCAGTTTGGAAAGCATTTTCGTCACTGCTTGAACGAGTAATGTTTGATCGTTTAACAATGCCTTCTATTTTGCTGACAATCTTGCTACGTGTCTGTAGTCTGGTCGTGCCTGTCATGAATCCTCCACTGGGATATTTGCTTGCGCCAATTGTTCATCGGTCAAGCCTCCAAATATTTCACCAGTTCTTTCAGCAGCAGTTAAGACAATATTTTCACCTTGCTTGTTAACAGCTCGTGAGAATCGAGATTCTTCTGCAATTAATCTATATCGATTGCTATCCACAACATTTATAGATGTTGTATTACCAGAATCAATATCAGTCATATAGGTTACTGAGTTAATCATAAAATCACCTGATAAGTCAGCACGACCGTCACTTATTTTTACTAATCTATTTGGGCGCCATATTCCATCTGCATGGCTGTGGCCATTAAGTGTCGCTTGATAATTAAGAGAGCGCGCGCGAGCTATTGCAAGCTGCCACAATGATCGCTCTTTACATTCTTCGTCATTCATTGGCTTTTCAGCTTTATTAACCATGGTTCTAGTTGTGCGTATTAAGGAGTCGATGACTTCACCCTTTTTAAAAACCACGCTTTTTATTGTCTCGTCCTCGGCTTCTTTTAATGTAATATTTGCGCTCACAGATACATTGTCTTGCGATATAGTTTGATATTTACGATAGCGCCTAGTATCATCATAGCTAAAGTTAGCCCTTATCACATTGTTTGATAGATTAGCTTTATCAATCGCTACACTATGAACAATAGGTGTATTTATTTTCTCTGTAGTATCTCTATTTATAATAATATTTGCTTTCCCATCTGTAATCATAAAGACCTGCCTTTTAGCCGCATAGTCATTTAATAATTCAAATATATTTTGGCCAGCTTGTATTGCGATTACATCAGATTGTGTAAAATCCTGTAAGCCAGGAACATTGTTGATCACTCCAATATCTGTAATGTTTCCAAATTCCAAAACCTTTTTAATAACATCTACAAATGATATTGCGCCCTTGATATCAGGATTAGCGCCTAGCTGACTATCAATCACATCTGCTGTTCTGTCTCGCCCTCCAAAAGATAAGGTATCATTTCCTGCTGAATAATTACCACGTATAGATTCTACAAATCCATCAATCACTTGCGTATTATCAACAAATATTTTGACACTTTGTCTTAATCGAATGGGGAGGGCTGTCGCATCTGAAAGAGCAACTTCAACATCAAATTTCCCAGCAATTGAATCCATGCTGGTTGAAACTTCCACATTTAACCAACCATCAAATTTTTTACCTGCCACTAATAATGTAATAGCCATTTAAATATACCTGACGAAAGTGACGCAATTAATTTTATGCACCTAATATATTTATCTCGCCAGATACAAAGCTAACATTCTTAATATCATTTAAAGCGATTAATTGCGTATCATTATCTGTATTGGCATATAAATTATATGTTAGGATTGTGATAGGTAAATTTGGGGTATCAAAGTCTACTAAATTAAAGACCGCGACAGCTTGAGTATTAAAAAACTTACTCGTTGCGACCCTAAGTTGTTCTATTGTATCTTGCGAATCAAAATCTAATGTTGTTTCTAATATCACCCTATCGAATTGATCATCTAAAATATCGCGCACTCCATTAAGAGACGCCACGTTATCAAATTCTATTAATCCTGAGCTTCTATAAGATTGAACTAATGCGTGAGCTTGTATGGTTTGACAAAATATCAAGCTATTTCTGTTGCGTTGAACTACTTCTAAGGCGGGGGAAGGTGATAATACGACTTCATCACAAAACGTATAAAAGCTGGTGAATAAAGATATATTTGATTCCGGTGTTAATCCTAAATTTAGAAGTTCATCAAAAAACGATAAAACTGAATCAGCTAATTTAATTGAATCTAAAACTAAGGAAACAGCATTGGACTCAATAAAATTTAAGATTCTATTAACTTCGCTCAGAATCTCTGGCGATACTCCAATTTGATCAATAGCTTCTCTGCCTAATGTAACAAAACTATCTACTAATTTTATAGCTTCTGTCACATTGTTACGAAATACAGCCTCAGAGACTTCAAAAATACTTGCTAACCCACCCGATAAGGCTCTATTAGCGACTAAACCATCTTCATTTATGAGTGGAGCATCATCGCCTGAGTCAAATGGCGCTATTTGTCTTTGAGAAACATTAAAGGTAAGAGAGTATTCAGCTTCACCAAATGTCCTAAAATCCTCATTTAGTGTACCTGTGGAGGGGGATACTTCTATTGAGCCAAATGTAGGATGAACCAATATTCCTGACCCAGGTTCCTCCATAGCATTAATAAGAGCGTCTCTTTGTGCGAAGTAATCAGCCGTACCACTAATGCCTGCGGTTGCCACAATAAGCTCAAAGACGCGATTAAATAGGCCTAAGTCTTGGATGGTGCGTCTATCGGAGTTGGGTATTTCATTTAGTGCAATCTTGCGACCAAATTCTACGCTTAGGGTATCTTTTACTAAAAATGGAACGCCTCTGAATGAGCCATTAAATAATTTTTCTTGTGGTTGCATATTAAACGCCTGCCATATTTAAACCTGTATCAAATGAAACGGGACCTGTTGCGCGTTTACGTACTGATGCTACGTTCCCATTTCTATCTCTAATATTTACATCGACTAATATTTTAGATGCTTGAGTCTTTAACAAGCCAACTGCGCCAGCTGTAATTGTACGAGGACCGGTGGGAGTAGGCGCGCCTTTTCCAAATACCCCTCCAATTTGTGATGAAAGATTAAATACTTTTTCTATGCCTCTACTAGCAAAATCAATAGCTGGTGCAAATTTCTTTCTAAAGGAAGCGGCTACGTTTGTTACGACTCTTTCTACTTTTTCTAAATTAAAAATCAATGCCACTATTAATATAGTAATACCGGCTACTGCTGCGCCTAATGGAGTAGTCATCATAGCAATCATAGCGATTCTAACCAGGGCAAATGCTGGCCCTAACAATTGGAGGCCTTTTATTAATATAGCAATTCCAATCAATACAGGCGCAATTGCGGCTACAAGGCTTAATATAAGTGCAGAAATTGCTAATATTTTAGGATTTACTTTCTGTAGTCGTCTGAATAAATCAGTTAATCGTATAATAAGAGGAGTTAGAAACTCGGTTGTTAGCCTTCCAATTGGTTTGAGCATATCAAGAAAAGCATTCTTTAAGATAATAACTCGGCCTGCGAATGTTTTACCGGCTGCTTCTGCTGCGCCTTCGAATGCTTTCGCTGCTCTTTTAGAAAGCAGGGTCAAAGCTGCCGTCGTTTGACCGGTTGCTATTAATGCTTTAATAACTATTGGCAGCTTTTTTCCTAATGACACACCACGTGTTTCAAAAAATGATAATGCTTTTTCAGGATTTGCAAAGGCGATACCAAGATTGGTTCCGGCTGTTATCAATCCTCGGCCACTGACTTCTGCAAAATTTAATATAAACTTTGTTAAATCCTCAAATCTGGCCTGTGTTATCTTGCCTACATTATCAAAACCAAGGATTGTAGTTTGGAGGCCTTTTATTTGGTCTTCATTTAGGGTGGTTGTATTTTGTATCGTGCGCGCAAATTCTTCTGATTTTTTTAAGCTGACTCCAATTTCGCCTCTTAGCCTTCCAAATGCTGTTTTTAATTTCTCTGTAGCTAACTCACCATCAGAAAATGATTTAATAGCTAATGCAAAGCCAGCAGTGATAGGGGCTGTTACGCGTAATGATAATGTCTTTCCGAGTGCGCCTGCTTTTTTACCAAAAGCCGCTGCGGACTTACTGAGATTTTTAAATTTAGAAGAAAGCTTTTTAACACTTTTGCCCATTCTATCCGTTGCGGTACGAATATTACGCGCAATATTGGTAAATTTATCTTTAGCAATAATATTGACTTGGATATTTTGAGCCATGATTACCTATTCATTCATGAATTTTATGATTGATTAGCCGCGTTTTGTTCACGCACAATTCTATTAGCAGTATATACCCATTCCTCAACCTCGTAAATTGGCATATTGTTTAGCTCGCGGTAGGAGAATGAACCTTTGAAGGTAATCATTAAGGAGCCGAGTAGATAATCGTATTCGCGTTGATCTAGCTCGGTAAGGAAGGTTGCAAAAAAAAGGCACAGTATTCACCAGCAAGACGTTTTTCATCTTCTGGATCTATTTTGTCATATAAATCTTTGGTCAGATGCGCTTTATCATCAATGCGACAGCATTGTGTGCACATTAATTCGCGAAAATTATAATAAAAAATATCTATTGGAGAATCACTAGCATAAATCACAGACAAAATTAGCTTAGCATCTAATAGTGCATCTTCTTCTTCTTCTTTTTCTTCTTTAAGTTTATTTATCGCATCGGCAGATGCTGAGATTTTACTACCCCACTTCATAAAAGTTGATGTTATTATTTGTTCTAACTTGCGGGATATTTTTAAATTAGCGCGGGAAGGGGAATGCAATGTTAAGCTTTTGCCATCTCCAAAAGTTCCATCATGGCTATAACGAAGCTTCTCTGATAATTCAAAATCAAATGTTTTCTGTTTAATCATTAAACTAATTGACGTCCTTGTATTTCAATATCAATTTGTGCGCCTGGGCCTAGTTTTACTTCTGGGTTATTCATAATAGTTCCACCGCTCATAGAACGCGTGAGTGTTTCGCCTGTTATATTATCAGTGCCAGTTACTTCCACAGCTAATCGTGCTACAAATTGATTTTGATTAAATTGAGTTAAAAGCTCAATATTATTTTTTGTGGAATGCACTGAAAACTTAATAGTCCCTACGGCATCTGTTACGTCAATTGATGCAATTTGACATACGGCATTTCCACCAGCGCTTGCACCTGTGATGTTTCTAGTTCCTTGCCCATCTATAAATGATACTGAATCAGAAACTGTTGCAAAAGCAACATTATTAACTGTTACAGTGGGGGTTGCTATTAAAAATTCTACACATTGAGCCATGATTTAAACCTATAATTATATTATGCTGCGTTAGCCACCAAGAATGATACTTCCAATACCCCTCTAATTTCCCGAAGCTGACTAACTGGGAAAACAAGCATATTCACAGTTACAATCCCCGTTTCTAAATCAACAGTAACTATCCGATTTTGTTTAAACAATGCGATTGTATCAGCATCTCCACGCATTAATGCAAAATCTGGGCCTGCCAAATCAATATAAAGACCATCCGTGACAGCTTCAATAATTGCTTTATTAACTATCGCTCGCCCTGGCAGAAAATCATCACCAGATGTAAGGCGTGTTTGTCCAAATCTCAATTTATATTGATTGAAAAAATATTCACGAGCACCAGATATAGTATCTGTAATATTTAAAAATCCATTAATGCCAGCTAAATTTTTGAATCCAACAAAAACTGTTCTAGGCACGATAGATGTTTTTTGAATATCATTTACAAATACAGTAACACCATCAGTGCCAAGTTCTGCTATTTCTGTTTCAGACCAATTCAATCCATTTTCAATAAGGGGAAGATTTGGCATAATCGTATTATGATACGGAAGGGATGCAAGTGCAGGCCCACCGAATGCATCGAGAGAACCACCAGCAGCCTGCACAAATTGACTAATAGGTGCTCCTGGCGTCAGCCTTAATGCCTTTACCGCTGCAAATATACTAGCTATTACATAATCTAGTTCTAAAATCGCCGACCCTTGATATATATTATCTAACTCTATAAAGCTAACAGGTTTATTACCAATTAAAACACTATCGTGCAAAGCTTCAACGTTTAGATTTTCAAATTTAAGATTAGTGAGCGTATCTGTATCCGCCGCCACTGCTACCCCATCCAATATAGAGTTTACGGAATTAAATACACTATTAAGATAAGTGGTTGCATTAACGAACGCATATAAAGGAATGATAATTTGTTGATATCGAATATCATCAGGAATAAGAATATCAAATATTGAAGACGTATCAGGATCAAGCGCGCCTCCTGCCATAGGTGTTACAACAACTGATATACCAGCAACTTCGCCAGTTATACGCAATGTTATCTTATTTCCTTCGGTTCCAGCCTGGATAGCAACTAGATCAACATTTCCAATATTTGGAAATGCAGCAACAGGGAGAGCATCATTAGAAATGACTGCAGTTACAGCAGCAAGAGCTATATCTGTTGCAGTGTCGCCAATTGTAACAGCAACCTCTACGGTAAAATCTAATTTAGATCCAATTGTAATTGTATATATACCGTTACTGGTAGCAGTCCCACTAAAAATAATAGCACCCTGCGATTTAACACCACTAACATTATCTTCTAATGGAATAGCATCTACACGGCTAACTTGATTGATGGCTTTAAATGCGCGTATCATAGCAGCAAGTATTGAATTGACACCAAAAAATGCGTCTTCTTCACCACCATTCTGAATATCTTCAACTAAGACATCGGCTGGCTGTGTACCTGCATTTCTTTGTCCTACGATTAATACACGTTGTGGCGCATTAACCGGTATTCCTTTATTTGGTATAATTTGCAACGTAACAATAGGTTGTGTACCGCTCATGATTTTTTACCTGCTTTTTTTATATTTTTCTCATCAGGATGCCCCTCAAAAATAGATACGCAATTATCTGTTTGCGCATCATTTAAACGAGCTGTCCAATAAGCACTCGCGAGCTTTCCATTGCTATCAATAGGAACAGTAACAATAGTTCCTTTGGGTTTATTTAGAAGTGGGGCATTAAGTAATAATTTTATTGTTTTTGGATTTTCTTTCATAGTTTCTCAGGTGGTCACAATTTGTGACCGATTGATTTAGATATGCATATATTATAACGTTGTACTTCCTGTAGCAACTATATTTGCATCCTCTTCAAATAAACTAAAGTCAATTTCTTCAAATGGAACCGAAATACTTGGTGGCACTCGATCGCAAAATGTTAGATCAGCAGTCTGCTGTATATCATATTGATGAATATAAACACCTCGATCATAAAAGAACTTATTATCTCCTTCATATGTGACCTTTCCCCAAACGTCTTCAGTTAAACCAGTAGGTAAATTAGCGCCTACGATACTTCCTATAATATTAGCTAAAACTTCTGATTGCGCTAAATCACGCACTCCCCCTGCACGTATTTCATCAGTTGCAGGAAAAAATACAAATATAGATGCATTAAATATGATATTTTGTCTTGGATCGCTACCCGCTGTTTTTTGTTGACCAGCGTCCGATGTGATATTTCTATCTTTACTAGCAATGCTAGAATCTAATACAGCATACGCCCACAATTCACCTTCCTGTTCTCGAGTGTATGTTTCCATTGCAGACTCAATGCTTTCAGCTCGAGTTATCCTATGACCACTTCTAACAAATCCACCAGCACCAGCGCTTGGTGGTAAAAAAGATGCAACCGTATATGTGAAAAGATTCGAACCAGGGACGGCTATCACTTCATGACGCCCATTAAATCCACGATTAACAAAAAATTCTTCAAGTCTTGGTACGCCTGTATCAGGCGAAATTGCTGGAACTGAATCTAATTGATATGTAAAAGATGTGCGCGAAGGGACAGTTAATAAATTATGTTTGCCATTATAAGCTGGATCCGTAGCTCCAATTATATCAACTGTGCATATTCCTACGCGAGGCTCAATTAAATCATGCTTATTATCAGTAATTGCAGTAGCTATTTTACCAACTGATGTTAAATCATTAATAAAATTAGGACTAATAACATCCACTATATTAACAAAGTCACCTACTGATAACCCATGTGCACTATCAGTAATAACCTCAATATCGGAGCCTACAGGTTGAATAGATGTTATGCCAACCTCATCACTGAACCGTCCCGTTAATGATGGCAAAACAAAGACTAATTGCGTAACAATATCAGCAGCTCTCATTTAAGTAATGCCCTCTGTATTTCTCGTTCAAAATGCTTTTCCATATTGCGCAGATTTTCTTTGGCTGATCTAAATAAATAAGGACGCTTTTTGATACTGCCACCCCCCAACTCTAATCGCCTGGCATAAGGAGTGTTAGCGCTGAATTGTAATAGTTTAATACCTCGTATATCATAACGTAAACTACGCCTCAAAATACCGTTTAAATTGGCAGGTGATTGCCCAGGGGCACTTGCTCTATGTGTGCGAAGTCCTGCACGCAATGGAACCAAACGCTTTTTACCATTTTTAACTACAACACCATATAATATTCCAGTTTTATCTTTAGCTGATATATGGCCACTTGCCGTTTTTATTAGATCGCTTCCAATTCTAAAAAATGCCAGTCGTATAGAATCTTTGCTAACCTTATTTAAGTTTTGTAATTTAAGAATAACCTTCCTGGATTTTTCTTTTATCGTTACATCAACCATTATGCTTTGTTAACCAATTTTGTAGTTATTCCACGCTCAGTAGCACGTAGAACAATAAATTTATCTTCATCATCAATATTGGTTACATCTAAAATTCTAAATCGTTTCCCTTTAAACCTAATCCAGTTTTCGAATGTAATTCCACCACGAAACGGAACAATAAATTTATGGCTGGCAACACCTACAACGGTGTTTGTTTCATCAAATACAGATATACCATTTACTGTTTCAATAATGGCATGCATAAAAATAAAAAAAGTAAAATCTTCATCATGATCAACACTATTAGCAGGAGGAGGGGTGATATCTCTAATCTGAACTTCTATTAATCGGCGCATATCTCCTACACAATAACGCGTATTTGTTTTAGGAATGTTTTTGCATATTGCCATATTAAATACCAGAATGGCCTATTTTTATAGAAATAATCCTTCGCTGTCTATAAGTTTCTAAAGCTGCATTAGGTATTAATGCTTCATCACAACAATCGCCAGCCTTGCTAAATACTGATACCACATGCGCCAATAATGCCATACGTATATCTGCTGGTATATCTGTATCTTCCATGCCAAATCCTGCTATAAATTTAATTTGTATTGCATCTGGAATGTTGTTTTTATCGGATGGCCAAGATTGATCAGGCAGTCTAAACGCACGTTGATATATAGATTCAGTTAATCCAAAAACTGTGAAAGGAATTGTTTGCAGAATATTATCAATATCAAAATATTTAATACTAGCAATAAATGAAATATTAGCTCGGCGAAGCTCAAAGCTTTCTGTGAAAAAATCCCTAAAGGTTAGAAATTCTTGGTTAATAAATGTTAAGCCTGTATATTTTTCTGCAAAATCTGTAACCCCTGCAATTAATAAATCAAGGATTTCATCAAAACTCACATCCAGTGGGTCAATGAGTAAACGTTGCTTTACTAAACTAAGAGGGATAGCAGGAACACGAATGGGAATTAATGGTATATAACGAAAAGGCTTTTTAGTGCCTGTAACAACTGCGCGAAAGGTAGGTAATGGGGCTGTTAGGTTATGCGACATACTACCCCCATATAGCTATGGACTAGTAACAGTAAATGGGAAACTATTATTAATCACAGGAGAAAGCTCGGCTTTTCCAAATACATTTATCACAAATCTGAAAGTATCCGACGGCGTACCTGTAGTTTCTATTTTCATACGCATAAACTTTTTTATTTGTAAAATCTGGAAATAACTGAGCGCATCTTCATCTGTAATTGATTTATCGACAGAAAATAATTTATCTTTGCCAAAACTTTTAACAAAAAACTCTGAACCAATTAATCTGTTATCTGGAATTACTGTATATGGCCCCGCAAATTCTTCTGATTCTTCCGGAGTTATTGTGACAGTAGCAGGATTAGCAGCAGTAACTACCATCATAAAAGAAACCGTCACGCCTCGCTCAGCCCAACTCATATCAAATCCTGTGGTATTTGTAGTCACCCCCGTCTCTAGAGATATATTTTCTAAACAAAATGCTAAAACGTCATTTACTCTATCTGGCATAATTAACCTCTTATATTATTTGACCTGATATTTCTTGTGTGGGCGTTATATAAGGATACCCAAATACTTGTATTAAAATTCTTGCGCCTGTTGTAACACTACTAGATTTTATAATTAACTGCAATGCGTTTCCTTGTGCATCTAAAACGCTGCTAATCCGCGCAACATTAGTCGAAAAGTCAACCATCCCACCAGGGGCTATAATAAGACGTGGATCAAGCCCAACTTCTTTTACAACTTCCGGAGATACCAATTGAGTGGAGGGGAGCGGATTATTTAACTCATCCTGAACTTCAAGCTCATGTATTCCATCTGTGAACTCAAGCGCTCCAAATAATATAAAAAATCCCCCACTAATATTTTTTAATGGAAAAGAAGGGCCAACCGAACCATTATTTGTAACATTAAATTGAAATTGCTCTATGGGGTAAATTTCATTAATGCGATCTGGCATGCTCATATTTTAGGCCTAAAAGAATTGATTACGTAGGGTTGGCGCTGTCGAAGGATATGCAATTGCTTGTAATAAAAGAAGCGCTCCGGTTGTTACACTAAGAGAGGTTATGACTAAAATCAGTCCATCAGTTGTATTATTTAACACTCCAATCATCCTAGCAATTCCACTGGCACTATCAACTAACCCACCAGGGGTTTGGATAATAAGAGGGTCAAAAGAAGGGGACGCATTTTTTACGATTTCAGGAATAAATAGGCGATCGTTAGGAATAGGGGTACCATTTCCATCTTGTATTACTAACGTATGAACACCATCAACA